GAGAGAAGACCACTTAAACATCCTACATTCTTTGTAACTGGAACTACTGCTATATTGCTTGAATCTTCTATATTTACTAATTTAAAAATACTATTTCTACAAAATATAAATAATTCGTTCCTGAAACTTTTTATCCCTACAATTTGGTCTTCTAAGACTATACTTCCAGCACCTGAACTACCAAAGTTTGTAGGGTCAATAGTGTTTCTATTAGTTCCTGAAACTGCACTATAAAATACAGTATTTAAATTATCTTCTACTCCAGCTGCTATTAAATGTTTATTATGTAAAGCTATAAACTTTACATGTTTAGAACTTGTTACATCAACTTCTTCTGAAAAAAAAGTTCTAGAAGTTAATATACCGGTGCCTTCCATTCTAAAGCTATAAATTTTATTAGCTCCATCTGCCATAAATACAGTCCCATAATCAGATGTAGCTGTGTCAAATAAAGCAAATTGCACTTGCCCTTGACTTGTTCTATTTAAAACACTTCTACCAGTAAAAGTAGTATGATTATCTCCACTTGATGCTACTGAGCTTCTGTTTATTTGTAACCAACTTGTTCCTGTATTGCTAAAATAAATATCATCACTTACACAAGCTATAACTCCATCTGCATACGGAAAAACACCTAAAATTGTGTCATTAGAACCTGAAGGTTGTACTGCACTAGAGCCACCAAATTTTGAAAAACCATTTATTCTTCTATAACCACCTTCAATAGAAACTTCAAAATTTTTTAAATCCCTTGCAACACCGGGACTTTTTAACAAATTAATCATGTTAGAGGATTCTACTAATCCACCATCACATGCTACTGTATAAGGTTGCGATCTAGCCATAATTAAAAATAATTCCTATCATCTGTCATAAACTTTGGAGCAGGATTAATTAAGTTTGATTTCATATACTTCATAGATTTTTTATAGTCCTCTAAAGCAAAAGCTGCCTGTTGAGGAGATTCTTTAAACTGCCAGATATAGTATCTTGATCTTGAAGTTATGACATTACTGTATTGTTCTGGTAATGCTATTGTATCGTCATGAGCTGATAAAGCTGTAGGTTTTGTAAAAGCATAAAAATGAACATTGTAAACTTTGTCTGGTATAGGACTTAAACCAAATTTTCTGTTATCTGGAGACTTAATTACAAATCTAGGCTCACCAAACTTTTGACTATTAGCATCATCTTCATTTTCATTGTCTCTATAGTATCTTCGCCATTCATTTAAATTTACGAATCTTAAGCCCTTTGAAACAAAAGGAGCTGATTCTCCTGAAACATTTATAGTTGTTATGTAAAAATCATCCCAATCTATAGAAGCAAAGTCTGTTGTAATACTAGAACTATCTGATTTTAATAAGTACCATCTAGTTCCTGCTACAGTTGCTACAGTTGTATTACCATAAAAAGGGTCTGTGCTGCCACTAAGTCCAGCAGAAAAGAATGGTAGTTGTGGTTCTTGATTAGCAATATCAAATATTGATTTGTTAATTGCATCTTTTACAAACTTTTGAATACCTACAGCATCACTAAAATTAGCAGATGTTAAAGGTAATTCATTAAGTTCTCTTAAAAGTTCATTAGTTAAATCTAAATAAGTTGTAGACATCTCCTCTCCCCAGAGTAAATTTTATTATTGTTTGTTTATTTATTTATTTTAAAAACTTCTTTGTTTTCTACTGGCATTAAACTTTCGTTATACCCAGCTTTATCTCTACACATATTTTCTTTACCATTAATATCTTCATAATCTTGCATAGAGTTGTCTTTATATTCTTTTGGATTTTCCATAATTTTTCCTTAAAAAAAGAAGAGGAGTCCGAAGACTCCCCTAATACTATTAGTCAATAGTGTAAAAAGCTGAAACTAATGCTTCAGGTCTTAGTACTTTTGTACCAAACACATGCAATCCTCTTACAATATCACCAAATGAATCTGGGTCCCTTAGAACCTCAGTTGATATAATTGTTTGAGCAGTTGCTGTAGATGAAATATGTCCAGCTAATACTTTACCACTACATGTAGATGTAGCAGCAACATTATTAGATTTGTACATATTAAATCCTCTTAATGCTCCACTAGAAACTAAACCATTTCTAATAGAACCTTGACCTGCATTAAAGTCAACACTTAATAACTTTGAGCTAGATTGAGATAGTTGCTCATAAAAACTTGGAGGAGCAACAAACCATCTACCTTCTTCAGGTACATTTTGCTCGTCAAGTAATCTAGCCATAAAAGCCATAACATCTAAAGGATCAATTCCTGTTCCATCAGAACCTAAAAGGTCGATAGAATTAGAACCACCCTGATGTTGACCCATATTTTGAGATGCAGAAGCTGCATCAGCACCTATAATATGGTCTGGGCTTGAAGATGAAACACCACTAAACATGGATGCTAATACTGAAGAGTCAAAAGAGTCTCTTAAAGCATAAGCTGCTGATGATGTTGCAACTTCTTTAAAGTTTACATGTGACATTTTCTGTTCAATATCATCTACGATGAATTTGAAAGCATTTGCTGAGTCAACGACTAGAGATGTCTCTTGGTCTGTTAACTTTGTCGCTGTTGGGTCACTACCTCTGGTGTAGCTTGAAACACTAATTTCTGGTTCTTTAATGATAAGAACAGAATCACCGAAGTTAGAGATTTCTCCTGAGTAGTCTGTATTTGTAATAGCTTCCACTACACTTGCTTTTCTGAAAAAGTTTAAAACTTTAGCAGAATAAATTGCAGGTAAGAAAAAACTATTAGCCTGACCACTTACGGAGTTCCCAAAGTTTGCATTTGTATCTGGACTAGGTTCAAAATACTGTGCCATTTTTATTCTCCTTGGTTAAATTAAAGTTTATTTACTAATTCTTCCTTCATCCCAAGCTTTGTCAATTTCTTTTTCAAGCCTATTGAACTCGTCTGGAGACAAATTCAGAATCTCCTTTTGTGTCCAAATCTTTTGTTGTTGTGGCTCGATTTGTGTCGTTTTAGTAGACACTATATCTGCAGCCGAAACATTAGATTCTGGACCTGCAGATGGCTTTGTTTTAACTCCTATGTCTGATTTAAATAAATCTATAGCTCTACTTGCAGCCTCTGGATCATTTGAATTTTTGTAAATCCAATTTTGAATAGATTGAGGCTGAGACTTGGCCCATTCATGAAAGGTATCGCTGTTTCTAATATCATCAAAATCAGGATGCCTAGACTTCAAAGCTTTTTCTGAATCAAGTCTTACTAACTCTTGCTCTCGTTGTTGTAAAAGTTTTATCTTTTCTTCTAACTGTGCTGCTCGGCTTTCGCTTTGCATGTTAGCAACTGTTTCCACTACATCATAAACATCAGGATATTTTTCTTTAAACTCATTTAGTTCTTCTTGAGATTTAGGAGGGTTGTATTTTATTTTGCCCTCATTAGCTTGTTCTATTAGTTCAAGCTCTCTCTGTTTGAACTCATTAAGCTTACTATCGTAATGCTTTTTTAAATCATCATATCGTTTTTTATAGTTGGGTCGCTTATAAGTTTGATCACCTTGAGCTGTTTCTTCTTTAACTTCTAATTCTTCATTTACCCCATCTTCATTAACATTTTCATTATTATTTTCAGGGTCTGCAAAGTAAAGACTCTCAGAGGAAACAAAAGGTTTATCTTCTCCTTCGTGCCAACTTTTTTTTAAATTATAAGGGTTTGCCTTATCTTCTTTTTTAGCCATCTTATTCTCCTATTAAGTGCTTTAACAATCTCACAAGGTAGCTGCTGTACTTGCAGGGCTTGTCTTGTAAAGGTCGCCTTTCGGTTAATTAACTTCTGACATGTTGTTGATTAGGATCAAGCATCATTCTTTTTTTGATTTCGTCTGCAACTAAATCTTTTTCCTCTTGCATAGATGCTTGAGGTCCGACAGTTTCTTTACGAACTCGTATTTCCTGAACTTCAGGTTCTGATGCTATTTCCTCTTCAACTTCACCACCAGATTGCATATTTTTTCTCTTATATGCATCTTCGGCATCTTTCATCATTTTTTCTAGATTTTCAACACCGATTTCCTTAACTGCATTCGCAGTAAAGACAAATTCTCCATCCGATAACCTTGCAGGTATCGAATCAGAGACTCCTGTGCCGGGTCCTTCGACTTCTCCGGCTCCAGTAAACTCAGAAGCTTTTTCAATCACTTTGTCAAATATCATACTTAACTCCGGATTGGCTTCCAGTTGTTCCATTAACATAGACTCTTCTTTGTCGGATAGAGCTTCATCTATCACAAAGTCTACAAATTGTTCTTCCATTTTTTCATCAGGCACCATTTCACCACCTTCTGATTTATTTACTCTATCTACTTCTTCTAATTGTATGCTATGTCTTAATCTTTCAATTTGATCTTCTAACAAAACTCTTTCTTTTTGATTTAATTTTTCAAAATCAGAATCATAAATAGAATTTAATACTTTTAATTGTTCTTCTTTTTCTTCTATAGTTTTTGGTTCTTTAGTTATATCACTTGCTTTTTTTGTAGGTTTATCTTTAGGTTTTACTTTTGCTAAAAGTTTACTTATAATTCCACCTATCCCATATCTTTCTCTATCATCTTCTAAAATACCACCTGAATATTTTTCTTCTCTAGACTCTTCTTCAACACTTTCAACATTACCCATATCATCAATTTTTTGTTCTGGTATAAGCTTTACTAACTCTTGTAAAAATTGTTCTGGTCTTACTTCATAAGCATCAGCAGGTGATATATGAAAAGGTAAAGGATCATCAATCTTGTATTCCTCTGGCATTTCTTTACCTTCTAATAAAGATGTGTAAAGTTCTAATCTTTTATCTTTTGGGATATATTCTCTAATACTTCTTTGAGCTAACTCAGCATTTCTTACTGCTGCTCCCTCTGTTGCTTCAGCTATGGTAAGCATATCTTCATCTTCATCTGACATTTTTTTATCAGATTCTGATACAGATTCTCCTTCAGCATAACTCATTCTACTTAATAGACCTCCACTCATTTTTTGATCTCTCATAGATTCTTCTATAGCCATACCTCTTTTCTTTTCATAAGAGGATAATTTACCATCTTTATCTAAGTCTGCTAATTCTGGATTTAATAAACTTTTCATATTTGTTCCTTTCTATTCAGGGCTTCCTTCACCCTCTGGGGAAGCTCCTCTAGGTGTGCCAGTAAACTGAGTTTCCCCTGCAACCGATACATCTCCTGATCTGATCGACATACCACCAAGGCCTGTAGGTCCTTCTCCCTCTCCTTGATTAGGAACTCTAGGATCGACTCCCATAGGTCCTTGTTGTTGACCAGCAAGTTGAGCTTCTTCGCCAATTTCTTGTCTAACATTTTGCATTCCTATTATTTGTGCCATCATAGCAGCTTCGTCTGGATCATTTAAAATTTCATCTGGGTCCAAATCTAAACTGTAGGCAAGTTCACTTATTAATTTAGAAACTTTAACAAATGGTGCAATAGTTGGATTTTGTGCAGTTTGTAAGAACATTGTAAGTCTTTGACTTCTAACTTCTTTCTGCATCAGACTATTGGTACCTGTTGCTTTAACTTCTAAATCTCCTTCTACATCTATATTACCATCAAAAAATTGCATATTCCATTGAAAATATGCTTCTCCTAATGGTTTTAACATAAAATCATCAAGGTTCTTAACAACTGTTTTAATATTTAAACTTGCTGCTCCAAGTAACATTGACATACCAGAAGCAGTTCTTGTCATACTTTGAACTCCTGTTTGACCATGTGAATAACTTGGTATTCCAGTTTGTTCATCAGCAAGTTGTCTAAACCTATCAAACATCATCATGTTTTCAGGTGCAGTATTAGGAAACTTTAAACCATAAATTGATTGTCCCGGCATTCCAGCTTGTCTACGGAATATCTTACCCGGATATATTTCCATGCTTTGTCCACCAACTAAAGCAGATTCATCCACATCAAAAACTAATGATCCTGATAAAGCTAAATTATCAATAGCCATTCTTGCATGACCATTCATAATTTGTTGAGAATCATTCATATTCTCAGCTACTCCTATCCCAAAAAAGTTGTATGGGTTTCTTTCATAAGGAAAAGCATGATAAGGTAATCTATATGGAGTAAATGGATTAACTACTGCTCTTAACAATACATCTCCAGTAATCCATGCATTGATTTGCACTTCATCTAAATCATCTACTGATTCATCTATTTCTAGCCCTACTTCTCTAGCATATTTAGCATCCATAATGCCCCAATATTCTAGAACTTCATAAGACTCACCATACAATTCTTCAGCATTGTAATCATCTTTTAATTGAGTTTCAAAATCTTTTTCATAATAATTAGGACCATTTTGTAGTGCTAATCTTATTTGATCTTTGTCAAAGTAAGGCATATTTTTTAATGCTCTTAATTCACTAGAGTTCATTCTATGTCTGTGAACTATATATTGACACTCATCTATATTTGTTGCTGAAGGGTCAGGGTAAAAATCCCAACAACTAACAAATTCTATTCTAGGTACTCTTACATCTACAGGTGAATAATTTCTTTCACCTTCCATATTTTTAGTCCATTTATTTAATCTTTTATTAAAATTAAAAGGACCTTTTATTATTCCTGTACCTAATAAGGCTGCTTCTAATAAAGCATTTCTAATTTCTGAAGAACCATTTGACTCTTCTATTTGATCGTGTATTAATTTTTCCATTCTCCTAGCAGCTTTTTGTGCTGGAGATAATTCAGGGACTTGTGGATTTGGAGATAAACCTTCTTGTAATAATCCTAATTTTTCTAATCTGTCTTCTAAAGGTTTTTCAGATTCTTCAAATAATCCATCTCCAAAAGTAGCTCCCGGTTTTAAAACTTTACCATCACCTTCATAACCAACATCATACGGATTATTTTTTAAGTTACCTATATTATCAGGTAAGTCTTGCATTTCAGAAGTTTCTAATCCGGGATTTGCATTATTTATATCTAAATAAGCATTTTCTTTTTCTCCCTCTGGTATTTTAGTTTCACTAATCCCTATAGGAAATTTGCCTGTGCCAAACAAAACATCTACTAATTGACCAAAAGCAGCCAATACTTTTGTTTTTGTAACTTTGACAAAGACTCTGGACTTTTCAGACTCTCTAAACTTTACTCTTTTTCCATAAAGCCCTCTATAGTTTTCGTAGGACTCTAACCATCTAGTTTCATCTGTTTCTCTTGCTTGTTCTGCTATTCCGAATCTACTTTGAACTATACCGACTAAATTTAATCTTTGATCTTCTTCTAAATTTAAAGTTTTTCCTGTTTCTCCCTCTACATTTTCATAAAGGTTGTTTGCATTTAAAAGTGTATTTTCTTGTTCTGCCATCTTAATATCCAAATGTTGAATCAGCAGGTTTAAAAGTTAATTTTTCTTTTATTCTTCTTAGTTCATCAATTGAGCTATTAAGTCTTGGTCTGCTCATGATCATGTATCTTAATGCATCATAAGCATGATCAGAAGCATTAGTATCAACATCTTCAGAATTATGTTTAGCTAATGGTATGCTTTGTAGTTCTCTAATTAAATTTTTACAACTTTTAACTATCTGTAATCTAGGTCTACCACTAGCAGATTCTTTAAGATATTCGTGTATTTGAATTTTCCCCTGAACTCTATTTTTATCAGCCCTTCTAAGTTTGTGTCCTGCTTTTTGTAAAGTCTCTCCTACTGTTGGACCTGTAGTTCCTGTTCTAGACCAAGCTGATGTATCTAAAACTCCGGGAACACTCATTGGGTCCTCAAGTTCCATATTTGATATTATAGAGGCCAAATCTTCACCTGTCAAGCCCTTCTGATACAATTCTCTGTATATTATCAAAGTACCATCATTAGAATCTATAGCTCCCCAAAGACAACAAGATTCTGAAGCATAGCCATAGTCAATACCTTTTACTCTAGCCCAATGTAAAGGTATTTGAAATTGATCTATAACATGTAAGTCAATATCAAACTCTGCAAAAGCTGCACCCTCTGAAACATCCCAGTTACCTTCTAATAATTGTTTTCTTTGTGTAGGAGGTAAAGATTTTAACATCTTTTCATATACACCATCTGTAGCTAAATATGGATTATCTGCTAATCTTGCAGGTATAAATTTTCGTGTTAATCCATCTGAACCAACAAAAGTTTTATCAGCTTGTGAAGGTTCAACATATCTTCGTTTAACCCAACTAGAACCAACACCTCCGGGATT